CTAGTAATCTCCAATTTTAGAAAAACAGACAATAGCATGCTTGAGCATGCTATAAAATAGATTTTTCCCATTTTCCAAGATATAGAACGTTTAACTCCGGAACATATGGGAATTTACCCCCGTAATACAGATACGGGGGTTTGGCCTTTACCTCCCGCGTTCGCTGCTTAGTCTGCGCGACTCTCGCGGTCGGAACAGGCCAATGACGTTAAACAACTTCTAATGATTCAGGCCAGATGAAGTAGGGGCCGAAACGTTTACTGTATTTGAACTCACCACCAGAAGATTTACCCGCGTCCGTCAATGAATGTTTTCCATCATCAAACGATAAATAGCCTTTGGTTACACACAGCTTAAGGAAGTCATCGGTTTTAAGCTTGTGTTTCTTAGCTAACTTGGACGAAGTGATCTTGCTTTGGTCTTGTTCTGGCTCTGATTCTTCGCTGTTCGCAGTCTCAACGACAGCAGCTTGGACTTTCTCGAGTGAGATTCGAACCTCGTCACTAATACGAATAATACGTTGAGCCTCTTCGTATGAGTCTTTGTAAATCTCTGCATCTTCGTCACGGTCAATGAAGATACCCATTTCGTTGTTGTTTACCTGACTAAACTCATACAGGTTTAAGCTCGTGATGATACATGAGCTTTCGTTAATGTAGCATTTGGCGTGAAGGTTCTTACAGAAACTCGTACGTACGAAAGATAAACCCTTGAGCCAGTTAATTTCATCAGGTTGAAGTTCACTCTTGCCATAGACAATTCTGATATCGATCTTTAAACGATCTTTGTCTTCTAGCAGTTCTTTGATGCGGTCGTTTAGCTTTAGAAAAGGGCTGATTAGAATCAGTCTCTCTGATGCGTTCTTGATGAGTTCTTCGAGGTAGTAGTTTGTAGCGCTTGTATTTAAAAACTTAGCCATTTCATATCCTTGACATATAAAACCTAGCGCACAAGAAGCTACGTTTAATTGGAATGGAGATCAAGGACTACGAATGAGAAACGAAGCCTAACTCAAGGTTCGATGGGTTGCAGTAGCAAAACGCACCTCTCTCGTGGTTAGGCTCTGGAAGGTTGGCTTAGCAGGAAGTGGGGAGTGGTCAGCCATTTAGGTAAGGAGGCTAACCGCGCCGATTAGCTATTGATGCAAAAATATGGGTTCCGTGGGCGGCTTGGTGCTTCGCTTGCACTTCGTGCTTTGCTTATCCCTGCGGGGCAACGTCACCAGTGACAGGTGTTATTTAGTGCATTGATACCATGCGACCCGTGTTTATATTCTTGAGTACGCCAATTGTTAGGCTTTCATCTTCACACATGGCTGATGCAGCTTGTTTTACATCGGACTCTTTATCAGAAGGTACCCAAATCGTTATCTTCTTAAAACCATTTTCCTTCATGCGTTGTTCGTACCGTTTGTTTCGATTCATACGTTAGCCCTCATTTAAGTTGAAAATATCAACACCACTTTGAACACCCGTTAGCTGCATTTCTTTGTCGGGTTCGTTTGCGTCGTAGTTAATGCTTGGTGGACAAGTTAGCAGCGCGTTGATGGTGTTAGATTTCACCATCACTAAACATTCATCTATCAAGTCAAACTCATAACCAAACTTAGCTAACGTCCCTGAGCGTAAGTAATAGGTATCTCGACCTTTATCGATACGAAACAAATAATCATGTTTGTTTGCTACTGAGTTGATACCCGTAAGATAGAAAGACTTCGCATCGTTGAACATTGGAAAGACTTCAAAGAACGGGTTTACACCATGAGGAACAGTCGTATGACTAGCTTGAGCATTAGCATTGCCAGTATCCACCCCAGAAGTGTCCGACCGAGCCAAACCAGTATCGGCTTGAGGTATTGATAGAGTAGGCGAAGTAGGTAAAGAGGACGTTGAAGAAGTTTCAACTTGCGCAGGAACTGTTTGAGCCGAATCCACATCACTATTAGATAATACATACAAATCCCAGAAAAATTTTAGAATGGCCAACACGCCAATGAGCATGGCCAAAAGGAACTTTGGCGACTTTAAGATAGAGATATCTGACTTAGTTTCATTGAATCCACCCGTACCTGTAGATTGATACAGTGCGAACACATCGACCGGAATCTTCTTACTGCTGCAACTGGCGTAGTCAGCTTTGGTCGTCGGGTCGGTCTTGGTTGCTTTAGGGCGATGGTTATAGATGCGAGGCTTGCGCTTACGAAAGAAGGTGTCGGTAGAACGATGCGAATAAGCTTCACCCGCACAGCCTTTTAACCATGTTGGGATAGCGCTGTAATCCGGTGTCAGCATGATCACATCCCATTGGTATTTTCGGTGACGCATGAAAGCACCGTAAAAATCGAACGGGTAGAGCAGACGGTTGTTCTCATCCAACTGGGTACGCTCGCAATCATCTAGGTCACTCTCATCGAGTGAATCAGGGTCAATAGGGAGCCAACGAGAATGGAATAGCTCACCAAAACCCTTTGGCAAGATGTCTTCGAACTCTGAGAACGGACGAGCTAAGAACTTCTCACGTTTAAAACCTGCTTCTGGACAGTACAAGTCCTGGCACTCATCGATAACAACCAATGCTCCCGTTGGCATCCAGTTAAACCAGTTCTGCCAAAGGTGAACACCCTCACTTGATCGGGTAAAGATCCTTATAAGCTTGGCACTGGCCGGAAAGGTTTCCCCAAGAATTTTCTCGATGGATTCTTTAGGACGTAAGCCTTCAATGTTGGTGACAACCAAGCGGCCTTCACGCAGTGCAGGGAGGATTTCAAACCAAGTCGCATAAGCAGACTTGTAAGAACCATTAGAGCCGTGACGAAAGATTACAGCCATAATCACCACCCCATAATGCGAAGAACAAAGGCGGTAGCCAATCCATCGATAACGATTCGAATGGCATCGACAACACCGAGTTGATAGGCCGCGTGTCTGAGGTCTGGCGCTAGGTTGTTAAACGCTGCGTTAAGAACGGTATAAACTTCGTAGTCCGTCAGTATCATTGAAGCAATTTCGTAGGCCATCTCAACCATAGAGATTTTGATAGCGAGATAAAGTTTGATACCCCAGTACCAAGCATAGGTAAAGACTTCCAATATTAAGTCGGGAATAGACATGAAGAAGTCGGAGATAGAGCCAAACACGTTTGCTATGTATTGAAAGGCTTCGTAGATGAAATCCATGTTAACTTCCTTTGCGTCCTGACGATAAGATAATGAAAGCGGCCATCAACATAGCGGCAAAGATGATCACATTACGAATGGTGCTTGTGTTCGTGCCGAGTGTGTTGAATAGGTTAAAGCGCACATCCACATTCCAAGATGCGCGTGAAAGCGTGAAGGTTTCACCGGAATAATTGCCATCATTGAAGCTCATTTGGCCGAGATTAATAGGGGATTTGGATTGCATGTCCTTGAGATTCGTCTTGAGTTTATCGATGTCATCAATCAGGCCGTCAACCGCCTCACCAATTACCGTACCGTGTGACCAGCCATCGCCCGTTGTTGGAGCATGAAATTGACCACCGTCATTGAGTCCGTTTATCGCATCTTGAATACCATCCAGTGATTGTCCAAGTTGATTGCCGAGTTGTTCCGTGGTGCCTTGAAGTTCGCCAAGTTTGCTAACAACGTCTGAGTTATCCCCACCAGTAGAACCTGAGCCGTCAGCACTTCCAATGGCTTCTTCAATTCGGCTTAGAATGGTATCGAGAGAAGCGGTTTGATCTTCAATGGCAGTCTTAACAGCATCAACGGATTTGGTCGTAGCTTGAACGGCTTTCTTTGTGTTGGTGACTTCTTTCTTAATGTTATTGGTGTTGGTTTTAATGCTGCGAGTATCACTACGAATACCATCACGGAAAATACGAGTGTTCTGGGAACCGCTTGCCATGCGTTGCTCGATGTTCTCTAAGATTGGCGTGACTTGGTATTTGATAGCGCCTGTATTGTCAGCCACCGAATCAAGTTGTTTACGCATGGCATCTAAGAACCAATAGGTGCTGGATGTGTACTTTTCAATTTCAGATGTGCTGGCAATTAAAGGCGACAAATCTACATTGCTGCTAGAACCACTAGACGTCTTACGATCAATCGAGTTCATGGTATCGAGTAAGTCTTTTAGCGTTGAGTTGGTTTCATAGAACTCATGCGTAATGCCACGAACGCCTGTTTTGATTTCGTTTCGATAGTTATTGGTGCTTACTTGTTCAGTGCTCAAATGGGAATAGATATCCGTCAGCCTGTTAGTAACCGAGGCATTCATTTCGATAATCTCATTGGTATTGCGGTTTAAAAGGTTGTTAGAAATCACCTGTTTTTCTTGGATTGAGCGCAAGTGGTTTATCGGGTGCGAACTGTCAGGATAGGCGGCACCAGAGTTACCGCCGTTACCACCGCCACCATGATCGAGGTCATCACCGCCATTGTTATCACCATCAGACCCGTCACCTGTTTCACTTCCTGTATCACCACCGGAATCAGTACCAGAATCACCGTCAGAGTTACCATCATCAGGTTCGGTCCAAGGAGTGTCGCCAGTGTACTCACCAATGCTAGAACACGTTGCGCCTGTATATTTAAAGTCGCCTTGCCAGAAAGCCGAACCGTTGACTTGAATGGTTATGCCTGTACGACTCAATTCGCAACCAACAGAACCAGAGCCTCGACAATAGCCAGTGGGAGAATCGCCCCACACAGTGCCATCCCAACGCATACCGCGAGGACTCGTATCTTGAGCCAAGATTTCGCAAGTAGTGCGGCATTGGCCTTGATACATTTGTTCACCGTCAGGGCACTCATCAGCAAAGGCCAGTGGTGAAAGAAGTAATAAGAAGGGAGCTATAAAACGCATGGAATCACCTTATTACTGAGAAGAAAAAAGGGAGCTTGAAGCTCCCCTTAACCAGATATAACGCCTGTATAGACCCCGTATAAAAAGGATAGAGATATTAACGAGGCTAAAGCGATAGAGAGGATCATTATTTACGTAGCCACGCAACAACCATCCCCAAACCGAAGCCAAGAGCAGCGATACCGATAACGCCAGAAGTGGTCAAAGACACCATCTGTTTACCGCCATCGATAGCACCGTTAATGGCTTCAACGTTAGCGTTACCTTCTGCAAACGCGGGAACAGAAAGCGACATTGCCACACCCGCTTGTGTGTATTTATTAGTGAAGAAGCTCTGTACTTGATTCATGTATTTCATGCTGTTTTCCTATTATTTTCCAAAGTATTTAAGTACGCGGCCTAAGACATGACCGCCGATGAAAGTGACAAGGGACTGGCCTAAAACGTATTCGTACAGTTCCTTGTCAAATTCGAGTAATGACCAATCAAATTGATCATCAACTAACTGCGTAACTTGTTCTTTTGACATCAAAATGAGCTCACAACTGCCATTGGTTGCTTGCTGCAAGACACCATCGATAACCGTTACGCAAATAGACATAGAATTTCTTAGTTAGCCTTCATTGAAGCTTCAAAGTGCTTCTTAATTTCTTGGTCGACAGGGATAAGCGCTGTCACGATGGCACCCGCCAAAGGATCTTCTGGATTGATTTCAAGTTGTAGCTCGTACTCACGACGAGGAACGAGAGCACCGGTGCGCTCAAGGAGCAGGGCGTAACTGTGTTCAATCATCAAAGGTTGATCCCATTGTGGATTCACATCACCAGACTCACCGATGGTGCGACGTTTGAATTTCTCCGAGTTAATTTCACGTAGTGGACGTGAGATATTCAGTTGAGCACTGTCACCACGTGCCGAGTTCCAAGTAATGTCCATGCCAAGAACGAAAACAGATTTAGCCATTTGTTAAGTCTCCAATATGTGAGTCACCAACTTTCCGTAGGTATCGGGGAAGGTGAATTTGGTTCCATCACGGACAAGGGAACCGACAACGGTTTCAATGTCTCCTTCATGGAATTCGATTAAAGAGTTCAGAATTTTCCCGTACTGGCGGCGCATCCAGTGAGCAGAAGCCAATAGGTCTAATGCAGCGCGTTTAGTCGGGACAGGTTTGGTATTGAATTTTCTTGCAGTAGAAATCGATGCTGCGAAATCGTTAATGGCCGCGAATGCGCCAGCTGGATTCAACAGAACATCGATGTTCCATTTCTTGAGTTCGACTTCTGAGCGATACCAGACAAGACCCGTGTTTGCGAGTTTCTGCTCAAGCGCCTTGTTATAGACACGCCAATAGATGCGAGAAGTGCGAGAGCCAACAGAATATTGCTCTTTGGTGTAATCAGGACGGCCATCACGATAGCCCGCAATCGTATGATCAACATGTAGAACAGGATTACGGCCACGTTCGGCAGTGCGGAACGCATTATCATTCCAAGCTTTGCGCGCGTATTCACAATCAAAGATGCCGTCATAGTCATCATAAGCTAGGTCAACACGCGCCAGTGTTTGAACACCGAGAACATTAGTTAACCAATCATGCAGTGACCAAGGTTGACGACGAGCAAAGACGTGTTTGCAACCCGTACCATTAATCTGAAAATGCACAGTGTCATTGTTGCCGCCGATGCCAATAAAACCACAGAAGTCTTCGCCGTCTGGTGAGGTCAACTTCATGGATTCCGTATAGAACTGAAAACCAAGACCGCGAGGGGCAGAAAGCGACAAACCAAGCACCTGATTGGTGAAGATGCGCAAGCAATCTTCCAAGTAGTTGCGGTAGCAGATATCAAAGGCGCTGTTGTACGCTTCAATTTCTTCGGATGTCTTCGCAATCGTCGGATTAAACTCAGGTGGAGCAGGGAACTTAGGTGCTCTACAGTGACGCTGTAACAAAGATTTAGGCGCTAAACCTTTGTATTCTTCATGCTTGTGCAGACGTTGAAGTGCGTTATGACAGTGACGTAAGTCCTTGACTGCAAATGTAAAACATAGGTAGTCAATATGAACAGACTGCTCATCGAATTTCTTGAGGATGTTAGTTGCAGTAGTCATCGAAGACTCCTAAATCTACACGTTCTTGGTAAGTCGTGTTGGTGATCGACACCAACTCATAAGAGACAAATTCAGACGAAGCCCAAGACTCAAGATGAGACATTGACTTAAGCAGATCCCATTCTTCACACCCTTTGACCAACACGGAAACCGTGTAGTCTGGGAGCAAGTCGTAATAGATGGTTTGAGCTTCGTTCATGGATTAAGCCTCTGAGTCAGGCTCGGTTACGGCGTCACATTTTACTGTGAGTTGATCCTCAATCTCAAAGGCGCGAATAACCGCATCACTGACAGGTATTGAGAAAAGCTCACAGATTGATGCATAGGCATGCTGACAGGCTACGGATAGGAAGATTTGACGGTTGTCTACATCTCGAAGGACTACCCAAACTTCACCGTTTTGGTCAATTTCAGCAACATGCTCAAGTTGACTCGGTAACACATACGTTTCTTGTGAGTAGTGAACGCCGATATCACAAAATGAAATTCGGATTCTATAGACGTTTTGATTACCAAAATGAGTAAGGCGAAGATTTCCGAAGTCTATAGAACGTATTGAAGGGTTATGAGGATTAACCTCGATTAAGCTAGAGAATTTTGACATAGAAACCACCTTGACTAGTTAAGAGTGACCACCAAGGCCAGACGAAAGCGTCAAGGGCAAGCGCCCGAACCAAGGTAGTCATAAACTTTGAGTAACCAAATTTGGTTATTAGACTAATCACCAATTTTGGTTAGCGCAAGTCACCAAAAATGGTGATTGATAAGCTAAACTGTGTGAAACGGAGGAAACGGCATGTACCAGAATCAACTATTAGATGCCTACAAAAAGGCTCAAAGTTACGTACAAGACAAACAAATTGCAGCGGATATGAATGTACCGCCGCAACGAATCAGTGATTTTCGCAAAGGAAAGCGCTATATGACTGATACACAAGCAATTTTTTTAGCAGAACAATCAGGTTTAGACCCTGAAATTGCTTTGTTGGGTTGTCACGCTGATCGCAACGAGAACCCACAGATAAAAGCAGTATGGGAAGGCATAGCAAAAAAGTATAACGGGCTTGGATTAACAGGTATTTCAATGGCTTGCGCAGGATTTGCCGTAGCGTTTTCAAGCCCAATGGGATCCTCAATTCAGTGCGCATTATGTATATTATGTTAAA